ATGGTCGTCATGCTCTTCGCTACAAGATCCTCGCCCAATACTTTGAAGGGCGTAGCTGTTCCCACGGTGGTCGATCCGGAATCAATAACAGTCACTGAATAGGCGATACCATCGGCACAGAAAGCTACAAGAACGGGATCATTGCCACCGGTGATAAATACCCGGAGGCCGACCATGGCGGCTGGTAGGGGAATAAAGCCAGAATCTCCCGTGCCAGAGCCTGCAATGGTGAAGTTCGCGAGGTCATCTTCCGGGTTCGTATTATCGGCCAGTTTAGAGAAATAGATAAAGTTCGGCGAGGCGTCGAGGCGCACAAACAGGCGATTGCGGAAGAAAGCCCCGATAGATCCCTTGGGATTCCCGCTATAGGTCGAGGTATCGGCCGCCATGACCACGCGCGCCCCGGATGGGTGGTTGGAACCCAAACCCGTCACTCCGGTCAATTGGTCAGTGCTTTTACCGCTCCAAGAGAACGTATCGCCCTCGATGAACCCATCTCCACTCGCGGGAAAGCGCGCGCCCTCGCCAGCCACGAGATCGATGGTAGCGGCGCCCGAAAGAACAGCTCCACTGAGCTCTCCCCAAGCACTCCCTCGCCAGCGAAAGAAGTTATCAGTACCGTTCCCTCCATAGAGGTACCCATTGAACGAGGCGAACCACCAACGGAGGTCAGTGGTGAAGGTCGTGCTCGAGATGGGATAAAAGGTATCATTGATCTCATCGAGAAATTTGAGCTTGGTACCAATGGTCTTGATGAGTACCTCTTCATTGGAGAGGATGCGGTGGTTGAACAGGCTAAAGCCCAAAACCCCTGTATCCGGCTCTGTCCCAAACGCCACGTATCCGCGCGCTTTGCGAAAATAGGTGGCAAAGAATTCTACGTTCAAAGGATACGGAGATTGGTTCTTTGCAATACGATCAGAAAAATCCTCGGTGTTGGCACCGCCACTCCAATCAGCAAAAAGCGCAAGAGGCTGGAAAGGCATATCTAAAAAGGCGCATAGCGCAAACTGTAGATCCCTTGTTGGATCGGCCGGTCAGCGAGAGCCGCCTGTTGAAGGTGATAGGCACAAGGCTCCATCTCGACGAGTCGACCGTCAGGCAGGAGAAAGTTCTGTTTGAAACGTTTATTTTCTTTGCGACGCACATAATCCAAAATTCCCTCGACGAGAATTGAGGTGTGTTCTTCCGGCACAATGCTCTCATCATCATCACTTTCAAAATCAAGTTTGCGCGTCGTGCCGTCATTATCTAAAACCAGATAATTCGAGTAGTAGGGGATGGTGAGTGTGCCGGTTAAGGTACCGCTCAGTTTTAAGGTATGGCCGATGATAGTCATGCGCGCGCCTCCGGATGGAGTGAGGTTATAGTCGCGCAAGGACTGATAGGGGACTTCCCGCCCACCAACCTGAGAAGTAGGAATATGATAGACGCGTACCAGGTCGGGAAACGTTGTTTTGAGGTTGTAGGTCTCTGCGCCGGTCAAGGTGAGGGTTCCTTCCCGGATGAGCCAGGACATCTTATGAGGAAACCCAGAAATCCGGTTATGGATCAGGCGGGCATAAAAAGCGAATTCCGAAGGACTGCCAGCATTTGTTTTGACAAGGTTCCCCCGCATGGCGGCCGGAACCATGGATTGCACGAGGCTTTTTAAATCCGCGTATGTCATAGCTAGGGAAGGATAAATCCTGGTTTTTCTTCGATGATCACAAAATACCCCCATCCACCGTTGAGGTATTTCTCGAGGTTCCGTCGCATGAAACTGCCCTTGGCAAACTTGGTGGCTCCTACGTTATCTCTCCCCACATAAACCACGCGCCCTTCGACCGGAGACGTGATCCATTTCCCCATGTCGTTTAAACCGTTTAAATCCTCGCCTGAGTGGAAATAGATGCCGCGCTTGGGGTCACGAATGCCTTGAAGGTAGTGATAGCCCACAAGGGGATATTCTGCTCGCATGGGGCATCCATTTTTAATAAAAGGAAGGGGATCGGCATATTTACGCTTCACCTCGTCATGGGTGAGTCCATAGACGTACTCACGGGGATTCTTCAAGATATCGAACAAAGGAATGTCATAATGGCAATGCGGGCCAGAGCTGTTGCCAGTAGATCCACATTGACCAATTTTCTCCACATCACGATGAACCCACTGGTTGACTTTGACCAAGGGAATGTCTTGAAAATGTCCGAGGCGATGATATCGAGGCATAGGTAGATGGTTAGTCCCCGCTGTTCACCGTTCGCAAGCCGATGAACAGGGAGGGCGACCGTCAAAGAATCATGGTAAAAATCTTTCGTTCAATGAACGATGGCACCCTGGCTACACTTATTCCGCGGCTCCAGCTCCAGGATTGGGGTCCTTAACCTCATCGGTTTTTCCTTCATTCACGGGATTCGTAGGATCGATCACATCAGGCTCCGGACCAACCTGGTTCGGTTCCATCGCAACATCCCCAATAGCTGCATTAAGAGTGATTTTTTCTGCATCTTTAGGTAGACGTGCGAACACGGCAATGACAGCTTCAACAGACACGCCCTGCTGCTCAATGTATTCAATTTGTTCTTTAGTTAAGGGTTGAACGGACAGATCGATGATTTGTTGACCAATGAGAGATTCTTGGGTAGACATAGTGGTATGAAGGTCTTGTAAGACAAAATCAACGAAATATGTGTCTGTATTAGCGAAATCAATAGGGTGCATGTCCTTCTCATCAAAGAATCCTGCCTGTTCACGGGCGAAGGAATGAGCGTAGGCAACCTCAGGAAAGAGATCGGCAAAATGGCTATCTACCACGCTGTTGAATTCACCGCGGCCATAGAGGCGTTGGTTCAAAATATACATGGCATATGTTGGGGCAAGTCCCGTACCCACAAGATGCGTAATAGCGGCCTCAGCGCGATCCTGAGTGAGTTTTGAGAGAATGGATGGGGGAAGGTTCATAAAGTTAGATAAGTTGACTTAGACGGCGTTCAATGGTCTCTCGCAAAGATCGCATGACCTCAGTGTGTGCGGCCATGCTTTCGGCTATGAGTTTGTTAGCGGTAGAGCATTCGCGTTGGGAAGAAGCGAAATCATGGGTCATACGATAGATGATCCAGATGGTAAAACCAAGGATCGTGACGACTCCTCCTTGGGCAAGCGGAACCAATGATGAGAGTTGGTCCATATTTACCAAGGTTGGTTTTCGTATGTATTTCGTCGATCTTGAAAGAAGCGCTCGAGAGCAACTAAGCCGGAATTAGCAAGAGGAACGAGAAAGGCGAATTTTGGATCTACATCAACATGCGAAAGCAGTGCCATGGCAGAGGCCGCAACGACCGCCGCGATGGAATATCCTGCCACTTTCAAAACGTGGATCAGATCATCTCTATCGAGTCGGAGGGGGGCAGACATATGCTTAATGCTTCCACACATCCACCCCAACAATGTCAGAGGGAAGATCAAGTGTTGTACCGGAGGCGCTATTGTTGCGAATAAGGATGGTAGCCGTACCGGAAGCGGACATATAGGCACTCAATTGAACCGTACTTGTAACCGCTTGCCATGAAGCAGGAATGGTAGAAATTTCTACGCTTGCATTCGTATCTCCTTGTACGGATAAATTGACGGAGGTGGCTGCATTTCCAAAGATGGCATCGGGATTGACAGTGCTTGTGGCATGCTGAAAACCACTAATCGGCGTGGAGTTCGTATTGCCAAAATACACGGTCCCTCCGATGAACATGGAAAGAACCAGAGAGGCCAAGGCTACAACCGAAACCGGCGTGCTCTTTTGGGTGGCTGGCAGACGGTCAAGATTCGCGTAGTATTTATTTTTCAGATCATCATAGGTCGAAGGAAGACCGTCAGGCAACCGGCGGCGAGCATTTTCGATATCATCGAGATCATCGATAGCGAGGGCATTGGTGCGGCCATAGCGCGTCATCCAATCATTCACCATGGCTTGAGTAATAACGGAACCTGTAGGGATAGAAGAGGCCATACAATTTAGGGATTAGGAAGGTGTTTTAGAATGGTGTCGTGTATTTCTTGATTCGTTCTGATTGATGTCTGCAGTCCGCCTTGTGCCTTTATTTCCCGATCTGCTGCCTGCGTGGCCTGTTCTAGCTCTTGCCATGAAGGAGCAGTTGGGGGCGTTGGGGGTTTGGCGTACTCCTGAATGGGGGGGTTGAGGGGTTTAGGATCGTCTGGAGCAGACGGAGGGCTAAAGAGGATGAGCGCGGCGGTTGCCCCCACAACGGCCGCTCCTACGGTTGCTCCGGCAATGAGTTTGTTACGCATAATGGCTAGCTTAAATTTAAAGCTCGCGATACTTCATTCCAACTCGTGCCATCCCAAACCAATCTCCATATATCAGTCGCGCCGGCGCCAGCAGAAGGAGAAAATGCTCCGCCAACAAGTTTTACATTCGATGGTTTACTGATCGTATTTCCACCACTTCCTTGTGTAAGTTGAAGAATCAATTCATCACCAGGAATAACTCCATTAGTAATTGTAGTTGTGACATTTCCGGTGAATGTCGCTGTTATAAGGCTGCCATTCACTCGAGAAAAAGTAGTTGCTCCTGTAATATTTCCTTGGTTAAAAACACAATCCGGGTTCACTCCAATATTATTTTTTGCATTAATCGAAAAAATAGATAATGGAGTATTGATGTTGGTTGAAAAATAATTATTAAAATAATAATTATTATTTTGACTCGAATCTGATTCTTCTATACCAGTGTTCAAAACACGAGAAACTCGTGAGGAAAAAACGAAATTACTTCCTGTTCCAGAAACGTATGTAAATGTTCCACTAAGATCCGGAACATTTGTCCCACTTACTCGTCTGAGATAGATCGTTCCTATTCCACCAGAAATATCAACAAGAATAACTTGCCAAGTAGCAGAATTATTTGTGTATGTAGAAAATCTTGTTGGAATTGTGCCGGAGATTGAAGTGACAACAGCGGCATAAATTCTGTCCTGATGGATATAATTTCCGACAAATAAATTATTATTTGAATTAATTGTGTCCTGATTTACAACATATATTCCTCTTAACCCAGCGTTAATAATGGAGTTATTCATTATTTGATTATATGAAATCGTGCAACGTTTTGCGCCTTGAACAATCATTCCATTTGATCCGTTATACGAAGAAATATTATTATTCACCAAAACATTAAATACTTGACCGGAATTCACTCCATATGAAACAGAATCTACATCTCCATTTAATACAATTCCGTGGCTCAAATTATAAGAACAAACATTATTAATAACAGATCCCTCAGAGCATCCACGAATAATTGCGAGTCCTTTTAAATTGTCATAACAATAATTTCCAGAAATTGAGAAATTTGATAAAAATTCTGCATAAATACCCTGTGATGCATTTCCATAACAAACATTGTCGGAACAGATATGACTACGACAAAAATTTGGATTAATGCCATGATCACCGTTATTGTAACAAAAATTCTTTGTAACGATACTTTGTCCAGATCCATATTCCACAAGAATACCAGAAGCCGTGCAATCGTGAACCCAACAATTTTCAACGATAGAATTTGAGACGTTAGAAAGACCGATACCAAACATCCAGTTTGTAGATTGTGATCCTGATTGGTTTGTTGAGTTTCCATCTATTTGAAGATTTCTGATAATGATATTTGAATTGCTTGTAGAAAAATCATTATTCCCAAAAATATAATTTATAAATGAATTCGATGTTCCAATGTTGGCATTATTTTTAAGTTTGATTCTTGTAGCAAAACCATCTCCGAAAACTTCGGTATTGCTATAAATTTTACATTTGGTGTCCACTGTATAGTCTCCTGCCTTTATATAAACGGTTCCACCACCGTTAGCATTCACCATATTAAAAGCTGTTTGAATTTGTACGTCATCAGATATACCATCAACAATAAAATCAGCTTTTGAAAAACCTACCGTTGCAGAAAATACCCCCAATTTTTGAAAGAATCTCGGCAAATCCAAATTCTCATTCCCTTTCCGATCAAGATTCCCATAATATCGCTCCATGACTGGGTTATAGAGAACGGGAAGCTCATACGGCATTTCGACCCGCGCATACTCCACGCTCTCAATATCAACAATGGACTGTGAACGAGAACGGTCAAAACGTGTCTGCCAGTCAGACACCATCGCTTCTGTCATGGAAGATGTGGCAGGAATGGGGATTTCCATAGAAAAAAGCTATCTCCATGAATCATCGGATTGGGCTGCAATCGCATCTGCCGCCTGTTGGGCTGCTGCTGCAGCTTGCGCCTCTGCAAGGGCGGCGGCCTGCTCTTCTTCCGCAATCTGCTCTTGGATAGCGACTACCTCCTCTTGCTGCACAGAAACGCTCACCAGGGCACTCGCGAGAACCCAGGCATCCACCTTAGCTACATTCTCATGCTCTTGGACTTCTCGCACCGCTGCGGCAGCCAGAGCCTCCGGGCGAATACGGTCGAACTCCGCAAGCTCCCTCTTTGCCTTCTCGAGCATAGATGGATAATCGGCATATTCTGATACGGAAAGCGTTGTGAGGAGTTCCTCAGGGGATCCATCTACGGAAACGAAGAAGAGGATCGTTTGTTTATCTAACGAAGATTCGGAACGAAGGGAGTACATATGATTATTGTCTTGGATGTTCTGTTTTTACCCACACCGTCGCCGCTGCTGGATCAGTACATGGAGAAACAAGATTGTCGCAGGATCGACGCACCGTGACCGTATTTGATGAACTAACAAAGCAGGTGATATCCGTATTGGCTACGCTTGCGAGTGCGTTTGGTACACCGCGCGTGCAAATATCACCATCTACAGCCCCAGGCACACTAATGGTCAAATCTTCTGACGTTCCGGCGGCTGTAGCGCCAAAATCAAGTGAAGCCGAACCACCGACCATATTCGTGATGGCGATAACCGTGTTAGCCGTAGAAGATGCTCCAATAATGAATCCGCTATTTACTGTTCCTGCTGGACTAATGATCTGAAAAGTGGATGAAGGAACGCCAGAAGATCCCATAATGGTTCCGGAAGATGTCATGAGCATCAATGTACTAGCCCCACCTAAACCATTGTCAAATTTAAAAGCTTTTTCATTATTATTGAGTTTAGTCCCACCGGTTGATCCATCCCACTTAAGAACGCTAAATGTTATAGGCACGCCAGCAGAAACAGACGTGGCTCCAACAAGACCTACAAGATTAGAAGCATCACTATCGGCATTACTCACGCTGAATTGACGAAAACCAAAATTTGTTGCGCTAATCGCTGACCAACCTGCATAAGTAGTAGCGGGAAAGCCAATACCGCCAAGAATGTTCTTGGACATGTTCGGACTTGTAAACACCAAATTTTTATTGGTAGCCGATGAGGCTTGGCCCATAAGATTGGTGCTTGTTGAGCTGATAGACATTACCTGACTGCCCCCAACAGTAATTCCATACCCCCATGGATTACTCGTCTTATCCGCAAACCAACCTGTAGAGGTGGAAGCGAGAGACATGGACGGCGAAGTAGCTGAACCGTCTCCCACTAAACAAGCCGTGGTAGATACGGACCCACCAAAAACTGTCGTACCTGTTCCGGTAATGGCTAGGGTGGATCCGGTGGCATTTGTCCAAGTGATATTGGTCAGTATGGCTGTACCTGAAGAATAGATATTCCTCCATGAGGTCGAGGGGGTTCCTAAGTCAAAGGCATTGTTACTGCTTGGTGCAAGATTTCCAGTAGAAATACCGGAAATGGTTGCAGTTGTGGCATTCAATGTTCCGAAATAACCGGTAGGAATAGGGGTTCCGGATGATCCGAGAGAGGTGTAACCAGACTTAAGAACAACCGCCCCGTTTATCGCAGCAAACGGTCCCGTCTGAAATACTCCCGCGCCACCTCCAAAAGTCGTCGCAGCCTGGACGAAGCCAGCTATTGCGAGCGTACAGATAAACACGGACGCCATGCCGATCACAGCCGATTTGCCGAATCGCTGGACCAACCGACGAAGAAAATCAGAAAGGCTCATATTAGTCCAAGGATTGCGTATCAATGAGTGTGAAGTAGGTGAGGAGCATACTTTCCGCGACGTTGCTTGAAACATGAACAGGCATGGGAAGTTTTGGCGGCCGGGTATTCACATCATGTCCCTGGCTCGCACACTTAAAGACTTCGACGAAAGTCACAACGCCGGTATCAATTGTCCCAACATAGAAACGAATGCCGGATTGCGTCCAAATGATCTTTAAAACGATATTGGCATTGGTCCAGTCGCTATCCCAGGTGATCACCTTAGAATCGATCAACGTGCCTTCATTGTCGTATGCAACGGTGGTGAAAACATCATCATCGATCTGAAATTCAATGCGCCCTCGATTCCCCATGTTGGGATTGGCAAAGCCAAACCTACGGGTATGACCGGCGACAGGAGCCGAAGGAATGGTCACGCTCATCTCAAGAGCCGCATATCGCTGGAACGTTTTGGTGTGGAATCCGTTGGCGTTAATCACCAAATTATTGCTTCCATCTACCGTCGGATCTGCTGCCCCGCTCGTGCGGGCCATGAAGTTCGCATCCCACCCGACAATAGCCGGGGAGTAGGCAAGGTTGATATTACGGTCATCGAGGCGCATAGGCGTAAATTAAGCTGGTTTCTTTTTTGGTTCTTTTTTGGAAACGGCCGCGGCGAGCTGGCCTTTCAAATTCTCTATCTCACTCATGAGTTCTTGGACGACGCTCGTGAGCTCAGATACGTCGGAAGCGGAAACGACCTTCTTCCCTTTTTCTCCTTCCTCAACATCAGCCTCTAATTCCTGCATGTAGCTCTCAAATTCCGCTCGCGCGGCTTCACCGTCAAGAATGGGGCTAAACGTCTTACGAAGGTTCTGCTCATCATATTTAGCGAGTTTTTGCAGCATGAGACGAATCGTCACCGGATCAGTCGTTTCGTAGATACCCAATTTAAAAGGGGCGTTCTTGGTCGGAACATTAGTCGAAGGAAGTCCTGTCACGGGGTCAAGCAAGGAACGCCCGGGAATCAAAATCACGCTGAGATTGGGGAAGGTAGAAAAGAAACGCATAAAGATGAATGTTTAAGCTGGCTCCCGCACTGGGATCGGCGGAAGCAGTGCGAGCACTTCCGCCGATGTAACCAGCCTTTGAATAAAGGCTACTGCTCAACAGCACCCTCCACGCGGAGATAGGCGCCGGAATCCGGCAAGTCGACTGACATCACGTAGCGCACGAGAATGTCATTGCCGACTTCGGACATGAAGACGGGTCGTTCGCTCGCACCCGTATCGAGTTCGGTGTTATCCGTTCCCGCATAGGTCCCGCGCAAAGTCGTGACACTGCTTGCCCGATCAACGTCATAGACATTGAGGGTAAGCGTGCCAGAACCGACGTTCACAAGGCCCTTGCAACGGAAGAACAAGGATCGTTTGCCTTTTTGGCTGCGATTCCAGTTCTGGCGGCGGGCTGAGATGCGATAAGTTAGCTCAAGAGTAACAGACGTATCCCAGAACAATCCTTTGACCTCATTCTTCGGGGCCAAAGTATATTCAGAAAGCGCCTTCAAACGAGAGCTACCTACAGAATCGGCACGCAAACCGTCGATGATTTCCGCACGCCAGTTCGGCGAGAGGTTGATGCGGTCGACCACGGCCCCGAGGGTCGTATCCGTCGCAAAATCAACAGCCCCGTTCAAAGAGGCACCCACGGTCGTATCAGCAGCCTCAGAGGCGGCCGTACCGTGTTTAAGGGTGATAGCGGTTGCCGAGACCACCGTAATGGTGGCAGAGGCTAAAGATCCGATATACCGAATGGCAAGGGCCACGGAGCCGTCCGCGACGATGGCACTGGAGCCTGGCAAACGGTTACCGGAACGAGACAACAGATGTTGGTATTCCATAGAAGGAAAGAGGAATGAATTGTTTGAGGGGGAAGGGAATTGTCGCTAGCTCTTCCCCCTACGATTCATCCGGTTTAATTAGTTTTGAACGTTCTTTAAGATGCCGTGGGACTTGCCGACGGCAACGTCGATACCCTGCACGCCCATCCACTCACCCTTGCGGGCCGAACGGTCGTTCTCCTGAATGTCGTCATAGGACTTCACATCAAGATTCATGCCGTTTCCTTCGAGATAGCGATAGGCAACGTTTGACATGTCGAGACAGACGGCAGAACCGACGGTGCTCGATACTTCGTCGAACAACGGTTCACGAACCAAGTAAACGATCCCGTGTGGGGATTGGTACTCAGTGATCGCCATACCGAAGCGGCGGAGGTTCACATCAGAAACGCGCAACTGGTTGCTCGCGAAGCCGGAGACGGCCGTGAGGACGGCGGACGAGGCAAACACCCATTTGCTCTGGTTGTTGTAGCGCAACACATCCTGGAGCCAACCTTCCCACACGTTTTTGGTCATGGTGCCGCCAACGTCGGTAATTGGGACATCAGTGTATTGGTTTTCCAGCCAATACATGATGCCGCCGTTGTGGTAGATGGGATTGGAGGTGGAGTTCGTGACGCCTTTCACCCCGAACCACCATTGGATCTCAAGATTCCGTTTCATGCGGGCGAACGCTTCCATCTTCTTGCGTTCAAAGAGATTGCCATGATAGTTCGCGGTCGCGAGCTCGATCTTTGAAACGCCGTAGGGCTCGGATTGAAACTCCACATAATTGCTCAAGGTCGCACTCTTCGATTGACGGGCATCCGTCGACTGCGAATCTTCCGCACGAACCACACCCATGACGTAGAACTTATCAGCCGTCGTGAGTGCAACGGCGCCGGTCGAACCGATATTTCGCGTCACCGTGAGTGATCCGGTCGTAACGGCTGTGATACGGGCAACCTCACGGTTTCCATTCGCATCGACCAACATGATTTCCATACCGGCGACGAAATAATCATCATCATCGGTCGTAACGGAAATAGAGGTTGCGCCGGTCGTGACAGCGGCCGTGGGGGTAAATTCAAACTTCACCAAGGCATCCTCGGTGTGTTCAAATAAAGGATTTACGGTCTTCTTCTTTTTAACCTGCGCGCCTTTTAAGGCGTAATTACCATCGTCAGTCTTTTCAAGCTCGGTTCCCATGCTCATGAGAGCGGAAACGAGGGGGTACTTAAACGCTTCGAGGTAATACAAGCGGGTATCGACATCTCGAATAAAGGTCGAGCTGTTGTCTAACCCGGTATTTGCATTGCCCCCGATAACGCCAAGGTTCGGGGTTGGCATACGTTAGTGAAGGGGGAAGGCTTCACGCAGAGCATCATTCACGGGATCGTGTGCCGGTTTTTGTGGGGCCGGATTTCCTCCTCGTGCCGGACTCGTCGAAGGGCGAGCAGCACTGGAAGAGATGACCTTGGCTTGATCGCCTGCTACCGGTTCCGGCTTAGCCGGAGGGGCTGTGGGTGCAGTCGATGGGGTTGGAGCAGAGGGGACGAGATTCTTGGAAGAATCATTGAGCAGGTTGGGGAGTCCCAACTGCCTGCAAGCGAAGTCATACGCCTCAATAGGCGTGAAATATCGTTCCGTGAGTGGATTGATCTTGTCGGAAACCTTCAAAATAATTTCTTGTGTATCTGAAAAATTGGCGACGGATTGGATTTGCGTGATTTCTTTTTGGACTTGAATTTCCTGTTCTGATTTCGTCCGGCGCGCTTCCAATTCATCTACGGTCCGCTTGGCGATGGACTCAGGATCTTGACCAGGAGCAAAAGCGTGCTCCCCGGCCGTTGTCTGTTTATGCCATTCCACCCATTGCTGATTCACCTTTACGGCATCCTCGAGCTGGGCTTTGAGGTCTTTGACGGAAGACTCGGCATTGACTAGACGTTCATTTGTAACGCGTAGATCGCCTCCCAGGCTCGCATTACGACCCAAGACGCGGGTCGCTTCGGCTAAAGCGGCTTCTACGGAAGCAAACTCCTGTTGTCCAATCTTCAGGGGGGCGGCAGGTTTTCCAGTCTCAGGCGTCGCCGCCGGATCTGCAGGCTTCTCCGCTGGAGGAGGAACCGGCGTTTCCTTTGGCGCTTCTTCTCCCGGCTTACCCGTACCCGTTTCTCCTTCCGGAGCTGGTGGGTTCGGATCACCCTCAGAGGCTTGAGGCTGGCTGTCTGTCCCTACGCCGTTTTTATCGCTTGCGTCCGACGGCTGCGCGGCCGCGTCTGCCTGCCCTTGTCGGGACGTGTCTGCTTGCTCGAGGGCGGCCATGTCGTCTTTCATGACCTGTTCGGCAAGTGAGAACTCGGCTCCCGTGGCGGAATCGGCTGACGGTGTTGACATAAGTATATATGAAAAATGACAGGGTGTGAATCTGACCGTATCGGTCCTGGCGGTCAATCATCTTGAGCTTGATGACTGACCACAGGACCGAAAGTAAAAAAATGGCCCTAAACGTTGCTTGTCACGCTCTCAACCGCACTGCTTGTCTCTGCCTTTTTCGCTGCACCTTCCACGATTTTTCCGCATTTGTTCACTAAGCGCTTGATCTCATCAAAGGCCATGCGCGCACCAGCCATGACGCTCACAAGACATACGTCGACGGATGTCGCGCCAGTTACCGCATCACGTTTGATGAAGTTCTCCGGCTTGAGACAAAATTGATTGGCGAGTTTTTCCATCTCTTCCAACAGTGCCTTACCTCCCGGAGTTTCCATGGTCGCTACGATCAAGGCGGCTCGTTGAATCAATTCTGGATTCATTACCTTTTCTTCCTTATTGTCATCTGAGGGCAAAAAAACCTTTCCTGCGGCAATGTCACGCACGAGCTGCATGGGGTCTATCATAGTGTGAGGGGTGTAAAAAAATTATTCAGCAGGTGGCGGGGTAACGGAAGAGTCTGCGATTTGGGCAGATACGACTTCAAACGTCCCATCCACTTCCTTCTCGTCCTTGCCTTCATTGATTCGTTTGCCAACCAATTTGACCTTGAAAACGTACTCTTTATTGAGATCCCAACTGGCTACTTCTGGGAGTTGTTTGTTGTTGATACAGAATGTGGTGGGCAAAAGATCATAATCCATCTTTTTATTGCCACACGCGACCGGCATACAACACTCATCCATGTCGCTGCGTTCAACCATGAGATCTTTAAATCCAGGCATAATAGAGAAATTAGTATGTAATGTTTCGTTCAAAATTTTTAATAAGCAGGTTGAGGACTCGCCGTCGGAGGTGCAGATGATTGGGCAGACACAGGTGCGGCACCAGCCTCCATCATGCCGGGCGTAGGCAACGTCGCGGCTTTGGCGGCCATTTCCTCAAGCCCTGGTTTCTTCGGCTTACTCCCCAAGACATATTCATCCACGTTTCGAATCATCGGGGCGTGGCGCACCATTTCCTTAGCAAATTTGAATATATCAAAGCGCTCGGTCTGTCCCGTCATTTGAGCCGCTTTGTTCGCCGCATCCATAAGACTCATGACGCTACTCCACTTTGCCATTTCTTGTTGAGCCTCAAGATCCGAATCAGCCACAATGGCCTCGGCTAAAAGATTCCCCGTAGCGTCCGAAGCATAGATCACGTCTTTGTAACCAGCATTTTTATAAATCTCACTCAGAGTCTCACCCACGGCATTTAGTTCGGTAGATGCTTCTTGGATCAACGCCTGATTGGTTTCCGCATCTTTGCGGTCATAGGGCAGGTAGATGTAATAGGCATCGTCACCAGAGAGGTAGAGCTCGAGTTTGTTGGAATATAAGGCCGGATAGCAGGCGTGCCATTGGTTTACAATCTCAGACAAACCGGCCTCATATGCCTTGAATTTCGACTTGAGACGGCCGGTCGTCGCCGCCATGAGATTATTGGACTCCGTAGCCGTCTCGGTCGCACTGTCGGAAGAAGAAACGAGAAAATCCGAAGCACCGGTCGTTGACTGGATGGTGTCTTTAACCAGAGCCATGAGCTCAAACGGCGTATTGTCCATGTGGGGCTGATTGAGCGGCACGAACGCCTGACGGATATCCGCCCCAATACCTGACTTGATACGAATCGGCTTAAACGGATCGTCAAAGGCCAAATCTGTTTCATCCTCCATGAGATCCGGGTTAATGGCGTAACGCTGAGCGATCATGATGAGCATCATCTTGAGAGTCAGGTCATGAATACGGTTCTCCTCGATCTGCTGGTGACGGATGATTTCCGGCTCACCCATACCCCGATCCTCATGCGGAAGTTTGGTGTCGTAAAAAGTAACGATAGGAATCTTTTTGTGAGGGTAGATGTTGAAATCTTTGTAAATCGTCTCTTTTTCTCCCACCCGGCACTCGTAATAATCACGCTCCAAGCGCTCCAAAAAGAAGGTCATGCCGGTTTTCTGTTTCGACATGGGCATGGTCTTGCTGCCGATATCTACGGGGTCACGATGATCGCCTTTGGTAAAGACGCTGGCATTGCCCATCTGATAGATCCAATCGATCACGCACCGGATCTCATCGAAGTATTCCGGAACATTATCCACGATTTTCTTCTCTGCCTCTTCCTGTGTCATCCAACCCTTGAGCACCACAAACTCCCGCGCTTTGACGGTGGGAATAGGGGTATAGATATAGGCGAAACGCCGATCTTCTGGACCAGTCGCGAGCGGATCAGGAAAGGTATAGAACGTATTCAAGACCTTGGGCTTCATCCCCTCATAGGCCACGATCTCCCGTTCTTCCCATTGAATTTCCTTGGGCTTTGACACGTCGACGGCCTTCTCTGGAACGGTGGGAGCAGGCGGCGCTTCTCCTTCCATGGAGTCCATTGGCGGTTCTTCGGTCGGAGGAGTCTCAGGTATCGCCGCGGAGATTGGTGCCTTTTCTTTTTTGAGTTTTTTGACAGGGAAATGAAAGGTACGCACGTCTTTCTCAAAAACATTGAGGACATGGGCCATGCCCATGATGAGGATGTCGTGTAAAAGGTCCGATTTCATCTTTTCTCCCCCACAACGAATCCACTCAATATTATCCATCTTTTCCATGTGCTTCGCACAATCACGATCTTTGATTCCTCCTGACTTCACCGTGAATTCCACGGTCCGGCTGACCATATGCGCATGGATGGATTCTACGGTCTGATAGGTGCGCGGGATAAAGGTCGGGATACCAAAACCCTTCAAACGCTGTTCACCGTATTGGTCGCGCCAGGCAGAAATGGACCGATAGGTGAGATAGCTATAGTTCCAGACGTTATGTATGGATTTCCAATGGTCACGCGCAATCCGCCAATCATTCAAGAAAACATCCTCTGGTTTCTGGTCATGAGGCTGACCCGGCATTTGCTCAGTCGTATTCGGCTGGGCATCTGCCGTTTTGGACGTTGGCATACGTTAGGGAACGAATATGGTTGGTGTGATCCGATCGCGGAGACTCTTGACCTTTTTCGTCGAAATACCGAAATATGTCTTGTGGTCATGGATCTGCGGATCTTCTTGGGATTTCTTGTGACGGAGACGGACGAGACCGTAACGGATCGCATCTGCCGCGTGGTCTTCTCCATCTGAATTCAAGTCCTCAACCTTAAACTCATCATGCACTAATCCTGGAATGGTTCGGATGGCATTATAGCACGTCTTAAAAAATACAAGATGCGGCCGCCTGAAATTTGGGCCCTCCTTGTCATTGAACAATAAATGTTCTCGAACAACGTTCCATCCACTCACCCGTTGATTCGAGGCTGGCTCCAATGGCTTCAAACCCTCTTGGGTCATTTCCTCGGCGATGGAGAGATCGCGGCCGCCGTTTGGGAAGATCGATGGGTCTGCCACC